TTGATCCAGTAAGCGAGAACATGAATGCCCTTACGGGTGTGCCTTTACAGGCTTTTATAATTCAAGACCACCAGGCTCATATACAAGCCCACGATGCTTTTTTACGTGATCCCCAGATGGCGGCTTTTATCGGCCAAAATCCACGGGCCAATGAAATCATGGGATCATTGCAAGCACATTTGGCAGAGCACATGGCCTTCCTTTATAGGCAACAAATTGAAACTAATTTGGGTGCACCTTTACCACCACCGGAAGAAGAGTTTGATCCAGTGTTGGCAAACTCTATTGCAGCACTTCAGGCAGAAGCAGCTATACAACTGAGCCAAGATAAACAGGCGCAAGCGGCACAGCAACAAGCACAACAGATGGCTGAAGACCCCTTAGTACAAATGCAGCAAGCTGAGCTAGATTTGAAGAGAGCTGATCAAGAACGGTTAGCTATAAAGGATGCTGGAGAACTTTCCCTTGACCAAGCCAAGTTAGATTTGGATAAGGAAAAAGCGAAAACCACTGCTGTCTTGGAGGCTAGTCGTATAGCTTCCCAGAATGAGCAAGCACAGGCAAAGAACGACTTGGCTGAAGCCAAAGCAATAGTAGATGCAACAAAAGAACGGGCGGAAGCGCATAAAGATGCGTCTGAAGCTTACCGCGATGACAGAGAGGATAGGTAATGACGATAACTCTAGACATGTTTGAGGATACCCCTGCTTTTAAGCTGGCGCGTAAAGATGATCCTCAAAGTAGTAAAGATGCAGCTAACGAAGTATCCAGTGGGAAAATGTTAACACTGGTCTATAAAGAGATTGTAAAAGCAGGAGAGCGTGGGGTTACCACAAAAGAAATACGGAGGATGTACCCCTATTTACCCTATAGTTCTATTACTGCCCGACCTGCTCAATTACAAACAGACGGTAAAATATATTACGTAGAAGGGGACAGACGGGAAGGCTGTCGGGTAATCCGGGCGGTAGGGGGATAAATAATGGACGAGGAAACTTTATTAGCTGATGGGTTTGGTGAAGCACTTATAGGCACCGGGTATCGGTGTGGACAGCCAGAGATTGCCGTTTATGACATTAAAAAGTGCATTTCTGTTTTACAGCAACAAGATATGAGCTACGAAGAAGCTGTAGAGTATTTGGACTTTAATGTTTTTGGTGCATGGGTGGGAGAGCGAACACCTATTTTTGTAGACCTTAAAGAAGAGGTTAACTAATGGCTAAGACCGTCTTTGACGTGCTAACAGATAAACTTACAGTAGAAATGCAGGTTGCCAACGAACATTTAACCAGTGGGGCAATTAAGGATTTTGCTGAATACAGAGATTTGTGTGGCTTTATTCGGGGTCTGGAAGTCGCATTACGAGAGATAAACGACCTTTCGCGTAATTATATGGAAGAAGAAGATGACTGAAATGACAGCGTTAGAAAAGAAACGTAAAGAAAAAATAGAAACCGATGAGGTGGCGCAAGAAGCATTAGATGCGCTTATTCCCAAACCGGTAGGGTACAGGCTGCTTATTGCCTTACCTAACGTAGAAGATTCGTTTTCGGGAGGAATCCTGAAGGCCGCTAAAACACTCCATGAAGAATACATCTTATCTACGATAGGAGTAGTGTTAGACATGGGGGAGCAAGCCTATACTGACAAAGACAGGTTTCCCACCGGCCCGTGGTGCAAGCAGGGAGACTTTGTAATGTTTAGAGCTAATACGGGCACAAGGTTTAAGGTAGGCAATCAGGAGTATCGTCTGATGAATGATGATTCTATTGAAGCCATTGTTGATGATCCGAGTGTAATATCTCGTGCAAGTTGAGGAATAAGTTATGCCAATGCAACAAGTAGAGTATGAATTTCCTGATCCCGATAAAGCAGAAGAAGGAAAGGAAATAGAAGTGAAAACTAAAGAGGATACTTTAGAGATAGAAATAGAAGGTGCTGTGGGGCGTGAAGAAATTAACTCACCCCAGAAAGAGCCTACCGAAACACAAACGGTAGAGGAGGAAATGGAAGTTGAAGTTGTAGACGACACTCCTAAAGTTGATAGGGGGCGTAAACCTTCAGAACCTCCTGAAGAAGTAACAGAAGAAGAACTAGGACAATACTCTGATAAAGTTAAAAAACGCATTAAGCATTTTAGTAAAGGCTACCATGATGAACGTAGGGCTAAAGAAACTGCGGAACGTCAGAAGGAAGAAGCCATTGCCTATGCTCAAAAGTTGGTTAACGAAAACAAACAACTTAAAGGTAGCGTTGATAAAAGTCATAACACTCTTATTGAGTCAGCAAAACAACAAGTGGAAGCTGAACTTACTGTGGCTAAAAAGCAATACCAACAGGCGTATGAAGGTGGGCAATCGGAAGAAATGCTTACTGCCCAACAAGCGTTAAACCAGGCTCAAATACGTGCTGACAAAGTAAAAGATTTGAAACCCCGTGTGGAAGAATCTTTACAACCAGAACAAAATCCTGTTCAATCACAAAGAGAACAAGCGCAACCGTCTGTACAACGTGATCCTGAAGCCATAAAGTGGGCCGATAATAACCCGTGGTTTGGTTCAGATGATGAAATGACAGCGTTTGCATTAGGGTTACACACAAAACTAACGAAACAAGGTATAAGCCCTCAATCAACGGAATATTATGAAAGCATTAATTCTCGAATGCGAGAAATATTTCCTGGTAAATTTGATGGAGAAAATGAATCCGTAAAACCCAAGCCAAAATCGAGCAATGTGGTTGCACCCGCTACGCGGAGCAAGTCACCCAAAAAAGTGACATTATCGCAAACACAAGTGGCTCTTGCGAAACGGCTTGGAGTTACGCTAGAAGATTACGCCGAACAGGTTGCTGAATTAATGAGGAAACAAAACTAATGGCTCAGAATAAATTAGATAGAGAATTAGACACCAGGGAAAAGAAAACCCGTAAGGCTGCATGGACTAGGCCCGAACTATTGCCTAGCCCTACACCGCAAGAAGGGTATAAATTTCACTGGGTTCGCGTTGCGACTAATGGACAGCCTGATCCTACAAATGTTTCTTCCAAGTTACGAGAAGGTTGGGAGCCATGTAAAGCCTCCGATCACCCTGAGATTCAGTTGGTGAGTATTGAGAATGACCGCTTTAAAGACAATATTGTCATGGGCGGTCTTATGCTTTGCAAAGCACCCAAAGAGCTTGTTGAAGAACGTAATGCTTACTATAAAGAAACAAGTGAAGCGCAAATACGTTCTGTAGACAATAATTTAATGCGAGAGTCTGATCCTAGAATGCCTTTGTTTAATGAAAGGTCTTCTAAGGTTACTTTCGGTAAAGGATAATTAGGAGATTTAAATGGCTACTACAGCTACCCCTTATGGGCTACGGCCTATAAACGAGGTGAGTGGTACTCCCTATGCAGGGGCCACCCGCAAACTTCCTATTGCGTCCGGTTATGGTACTAATATTTTTTATGGCTCTGTGGTCATAATTAATGCTACAGGTACTATTGAACTGTGTACGGATATAGGTTCCGCAGGCGATCCATTCCCCGCTGGTACTATTGGCGTGTTTATGGGTTGTTCTTATACGGATGCAACTTTAGGTTTTGTTAACCGTCAGTACTGGCCCACCGGCCAAGTTGCTTCTGATGCGTTGGCGTTCATCGTAGATGATCCCAATGTTGCTTTCCAAATACAAGGTGATGGAGCAATGACCCAAATTACATTGGGCATGAATGCACCTTTGGCTAATGTACAATCGACCTCTACAGGTAGCACTGCTACTGGTAACTCGAATGTTGCATTGGACGCAACTACCGCAGCAACTACAGGTATTGCCTTCAGAGTCGTTGATTTTATTGACGCTCCGGGCAGTGAAGTAGGTGATGCGTTCACTGATGTGGTGGTTAAATTTAACCCCGGATCGCATTCATACACTAGCAATACCGGTACAGCTTAAGGAGATTGACAGATGGCTATTTCACGAGCGCAACTCCTCAAGGAACTATTACCGGGTTTGAATGCCCTGTTTGGCCTTGAGTACGCACGATACGGCGAAGAAACTAAAGAAATCTTTGAAACAGAGACTTCTGACCGTTCCTTCGAGGAAGAAGTAAAATTGTCAGGTTTTGGTGCTGCCCCCGTTAAAAACGAAGGCGCTGCCATACAATATGACAATGCACAAGAAACTTACACAGCACGTTACGTAAACGAAACGATTGCTATGGGATTCTCACTAACCGAAGAGGCTATTGAGGACAACCTGTACGATTCGCTTTCCGCACGTTATACGAAAG